TCAGGGTTCAACGTCCATGTAGTGCCGTCAAAGAAATACTTGTTGCCAGTCCAGTCGTCTGGAGCGTTGGTCACGTTGTCAGTCACGGTCACTGTGGTGCTGTTCAAGTCACCAATGATGAACTGAGCAGGATCACCCACTGTGATGTTGTCTGCCGTAGCAGTAATAGTAACGTCATCAGCAAGCAGGTACTTGCTCAAGCCGCTTGATGTTTCTACGATGGTCTTCATGGTTTTAACCTTTCACGATAAGTTTAGTAGCCGACACGGCAGTGCCAGCAAAGACAGATGGATCGGCGGGGGTTTCACTCAACGTGCCGTTAAGTTGGACATAGTAATCCTGTCCCGCAGTTAAGCCAGACTGTGCGTCATTAATAGAGCAACCCGTCTGGACAACAGCAGATGTACCGTCAGCAGCAGCGCCATCTGCAAAGCCTATGAAGTTTTCGGCGGTGAGGTTGGTGGAGCTGTAGCCCACTGAAAATACATTACTTGTGCCGTAGTCAAGATTAGCGTCATCTTCATAAACTATAGCCACTCTTTCTGAGGTGCTATCGTAAGAGGCAAAAACATATTGTGTATTACCGCTTTCAAACGCAACCGCAGTATCAAACGTAATAGATGTCCCCGAAACCGTTCCAGATATTACTCTGCCAGAAACATTAGTGTCATCGTCATAAGCTATAACGATTTTTCCAGCAGCGGAGTCAAAAACTACGCTAGTCCCAAAGCCAGTCGTACCCGAATGAAAAACAACAGAGGTGCCATAACTTATAGAATTATCGGATGGGTCAACCGTACCCACAATAGCGGTTCCATAACTATTGCCACCCGTTGCGGAATTTCTGTAGGATATAACAGCTTTATTGTTAAGGCTGTCAAAGCCGCAACCCATCCGGTATGTGTTCCCACTGTTAAAAGTCACAGCAGTCCCAAAACTAATAGAGTTGTCGGATGGATCAACACTTCCGACAATAGCTTTGCCGTAATTGCTTGAACTGTCGTGCCTAAAGGCTATTACAACTCTATTAGAGTTGGAGTCAAAAGTAGCTGCAATATTGGTTACTGTTCCGCTTTGAAATTTTACTGGCGATCCAAATGACAAGCTAGTTCCTGAGACCGTACCGACCAAAGCCCACCCCTCTTGCGGAGAAAGTTCCTTTCTGGCAAGAAATACAACCCTACTTGAGTTGGAGTCATAAACGGCGGAAGTCCACTGAACATCAAAACCAAAGGGGCGAAATATAGGTGTGCCAAAACTTATAGAGTTATCAGATGGATCAACCGTACCCACACCGCAATATGAGTTATTAAACCAAGCCACCTTGTTGGTACTTGCATCAAAAGTTATGGAGTTCCATTGCCCGGCCCCCAGTTCACTCGCCAGCACGGGTGTTCCAAAACTAATAGAGTTGTCGGACGGATCAATAGTTCCTACTGCCGCTCTAGACCCAGAACGCATAAAAATTGCAACGGTTCTGTCACTGTTAGAGTCATAGGTACTTGAAGTGTAGGATACGCTTGCTGCGTCAAAGACAACGGGCGTACCAACTCCCTCAGTTCCAGAGCCTCCCCCAACAGCACTCACAGTCCCATCGCTATTAACCACAACCGTGTCGCCGTTAGCCAATGCACCACTGGCAACAGCCCGTACTTCACCATCTACAGGTGTGTTGCCTATGGTACGCATTAGCTGATCTCTTCGTAAGAAACGATAACTTCCAAGTCGTTGGCTGTGCCAGCAGTTGCTGTTATTGAGCGGTCTTCCTCAAGGTAAATCGCAGTATTCTTATCCAGAGCAACTAGCGATGAGTCAGCGCCAACTGAAACAGTGGCAACAAGCGAGTATGCTGTGCCACCGCCAGATGCTGCGCTGTGCATGTCCACCGTAACGTCACAGGCGTTTGTTCCGTCTACGTTAGCGATTTGGATCATGTTGATCTTAAACACCTTGCCGCTGGATGCAGCGTTGCTGACCAGCGTTGTGGCGGATGTTGTTGAAAGTGCAACCGTGGCAGTTTTGCCTGTAATTGTTGCAACATTTACTACGTTTGGTGCGGCCATTGATTTTCTCCTTTAACCGAAAACGATTGCCATAGCAATGGCCTTGCCTGTTGACGCCTTTACGTCCACATCATCTTGAATGTTCTCAAGAACAGTATCAACACTGTCCCAGTTTGCGTTTAACTTCGTTCCCCAAGTGTCTTCGGACGCGCCGACTTCGGGCTTAACAAAGCTATAGTTTGTTGTAGTTCCATCAGCCATTACGCGGCCCTTTCTAAATAATCTGCTTTAGACCACGAAGTGGTCGGGTCTGCCGCATCATTCCACTTGTATCGTGCGGACACAACTGTTGTTGACTTACCAGAAGCTGTCGCCTCACCTCTAGCCGTAATTTGGCCATTGGCGATAGTTTGAGACGATGAAGTCATGCCTCCATGACCGCGATAGGTTGCGGCGGCGGCAGTTACAACATTAACAACTGGAGAGCATTGCGAAGCCCCAACAGCCTCATACACGGCGTTGCTGCTAAAGGCAGAAGATGCAATAGCGTTGGCGGAACCCTCTCTCACGCGCAAACTGTCAGACGTAACCGTAAGCTGCGGAGAAATTGTCATTGACGCCGATGCGTTTTTGACGCCCACCGTTGCCATAGTCCCGGTTGCAGTTATCAAGACAGTAAAGCGGAATTCTTTTTCCGCTGTTGCGTCTGCTGAAGAAACAGCCGAAATTGTAGCTGCGGCATCAACAATAACATCAGCAGCGGCGGAGCCAGTTGACGTTGCCGCGACACTTGCCGACCCGTCAAGAACTTTTAAGCCGCTGGCCGTTACACCTGCCGTTGATGATATTGCGGAAACACCCGCAGCTGTCTTAAAGGCTACGGAAGCAAAAGAAGCACTTGCGGTTACTTGAGCGGCGGCATCCTTTACGGTGCCGTCAAACCCAAATAACCGGGTGCCAAAATTACTTGAACCGTAACCGACCATGATTAGTCTAACGTAATGTCTAGGTCGCCAGTTGGGATGCGGAATACATCGCCAGTGTCGATTGCCTTAGACACGTTAAGAGCTGAGAAGGCGAGCAAGTTACCAGAAGAACTGGCGTCAAAAACACCAACGTGCGTAACAGTCCCATAAGACGCTGTAGCAGTTGGGAACTCAACGGCACCAGTGTTCGAGGCAGTGTCACCTGATACGGAGAACGTCACGGACTGACGGGCGTAACCCCCAGTTGATACTTCAGTGCCACCTCCACTGTCACTTGGCGGCGCAGTGTACAACGCAATATACCAAGCAGTTGGTCGGGTGGCGGTGCCTGTTGTGAACGCGAAATCTAGGATTTCGGTTTCTAAGTAATTTGAAAAGCTCATGCTATGCTCCGTTAGATATATCTGGCGCGATCATACACCAATTTTGAGTTAATAACTAGATATAATAATTCTGCGACCAGAACCACCAAACCTAGTGTCGTCAGATGCTTTTTGCAGAGAAGCCAAACCATTTTGATATAGCGCCGACCATGTTTGCGTTCGTGCATCATCAAGTAAATATGGAGCGGATTGCAACAACGCACCGTATAGATAAACGTCAGGCTGATCTTGCAATAGCCAATTAAAGGTCACGCTATCACTCAGGTTTGGAATTTTTGCGTAGTAAGCAAGCTGCATAGGATACTCCGCAGCCGGAGTTGGGAACACTTCTATGGCACTCCCCATTTGCGTATAATAGCGTGAAACGCCAGAAGTATCACTGTTATTTTGGCGTTTTTCCAGCATATCCTCTGGGCCAATGAAATCCAGCTTAACTGTGGTTGATGCGGTAATGTTAAAACGCACAGTCTCCATCCAATCGTCAGGCACTTGCACATATCGGCTATCAAGCACAGCATCAACGCGCTCGATCATTTTGTAGTGCCGCAGCTTACGATTAATATCGGCCTCTGCCATCGAAATAAAATCAGGAATTGCCGCAACGGTATCCGCGTCTTCACGGTTTAACCAGCCAGCAATTGAGGTTTTAAGCTCTGAATAAGTTGAAAGTGCCATCTAACAGTCCCATGCTTTACGCGACCAATAATTAGCCGACAATTTGCTATTCTTGCCCTTTATACCACCAGAACGCGCACAATACGATGCTTTTCGACTTGGCGTGTTTTTCTTAATGGTCATGTTGGGATCGCCAAAGTTTACTTTTTTAACTTCATTACCTTCAACAGCAAGGACTTCAAACTTCTTTGGGCCACCCCGGCGCGGTTTATTGACTGCCGTGAAGCCATGCCGCTTTTTTGCCGCCGCTATCTTTTCCGCTTTTGTACGCATGAAAACTAAATAAGCCCTACGCTTTTGCTAGGCATTTGCCAGCCATTGCGCATTTATTTGGTGTTGGACAACCTTTGCATGGCTTAAAAGATGCTGCGGAAGAATACTTACCAGTCTTCATTTCTTTTTCCCGCCTTTTTTCTTACCCTTACTTTTTTTACCGTAGCCCATTACGCTTTCCTTTTTACTGGTTTTTTCTTAGATTTCTTTGCGTCCGTCTTAATGACTTTTAAATTTGACCAAGCGTTTGGATATGCAGAACCCCGGCGCTCCGACATAGCCCTTGCTCTTGCAATTTGTGCTTTTGTCATCTTTGCCATAACCAAACCTCAGAAAGTTAATAGCAACCTATCACATTATGCTATTCCACGCAATCCGCGCTTGATTGGTGCGCCCCATTCGACTTCAGGCTTATAACCAACAGCCAAATATCTAAACGCATCTGCCCCGTGAGAAGTCCAATCGTGCAAGGGTCTACCGCGCCAAGACTTCATGCGCTCATCAAACTCACGCCGATATTGCAAAAGCGCCTCGATGCCTCGATCACATTTTTCTTCATCAAACCAGCAACGGTTCAACATAGAACGAGCGGCTTGTATGCCATCCTCGATGCCCAGCCGTGGCGCAATATCTACGTTTTTAATGCCCAGCGCGTCCAAAGTTTCTAAACGGCTTTTACCTGTGCCAAGCTCTTTCACGCGAACATCGTGGGGCAATATGTGCCGATCATAATGGTATCCACGCTCACTTAAAGCCTTAGCGTAATGGTCTAAACCAACGCCGCTGCTTTCATAATAATCAATTAAGCGGATTTCTTTACCGACATATTGAGCAAACCAAATGGCAGTGCTGTCGCCAATACCCAAGTCCCAAGCGGTTATTACACCAACGCCGGGATCATACGGAACTTTTGATACACGCTTTTCTTCTTTGGCTTTTTTCATTTCCATAGCATAATATGCGCCCTGGATCGCCGCCTCAAAAGAACAAAGAAACTCTTGAGCATACCGATCTTCACCCATAGTGCGCTTGGCTTCGGATAGCTCTTCGTCATCCAATATTCCTGTTTCATCGGCTTTATACATCGCGCAGAACCAAGCAGGATCAGATTGTGCGTGGTGGTATATATCCCAGAAATCGTTTTTGCCTTTGGGCGTTCCGATAAATGTGGCGCGGCCTTTACGATCAGCAAGGCTGGGGCGAATAACAACAGGCCACGCATTAGCCGGGAAGTCAGCGGGTTCGTCCAATACAACGCTGTCGAAATACAGCCCACGCATGGCATCGTAGTTGTCAGCGCCGAATAAACGTATTCGGGAACCATTAGGGAAATCCACACGCAATTCACTGGCGTTAGAAACTGCGCCTTCAATGTCCTTGGTGTATTCCAG